TGCGAATGCTTCAGCTGGAACAACTGATTCGATTGCTTCGCTCACACCTTTACCCAGAACATCTGGGTTGAATTCTAATTCCTTTTCCATATTAAAGTACTCCTCCTGGTAGACCTGGGAGTGCTAGAGCATCATCAGTAGATGCAGAGTCACCACCTAGGGATGGTAGGTCATTAGTTCCAGTGGGGAGTGCCCCTCCACCTAGACCACCAAGTGATCCTAATACTGCTTCTTGTACCTTTTCCTTAACGTCTTCTATGATTGCGTCCTTATTAATAAACACGTAACCACCAACGCCAACAACGGCAAGAGATACAACAGCAGACGCAACAGCGAGTACATTTACAACTTTTTGCATTTTCTTTTCCTTCTTAGTATAGATTCTCTTCTTGCTCAGTTAAGAGAACAAGATCTGAGGTTGGGTATGCTACACATGTTAGCACAAAACCAGACTCAAGTTGATCCTCATCAAGAAAACTTTGATCTTCTTGATTAACTGTGCCCGATTCCAATTTCATAGCGCATGATGAGCATGCACCCGCACGACATGAAGAGGGATGATCTATCCCTTCTTCTTCAAGTGCGTCTAGTATGTAGGTGTCACCGTCAACAGAGAGAGTTGACTCATCACCTTCTGGAGACTTTAAAACGACAGTGAATGCCATGGTTAATTACAACTGATAAGGTTTTTCATCTTTCTTAGCAGGATCTACAGCAATAATCTTTAGGGGAGCTTGCTCAATCCTTAGGGTCTGGACAGGTCCACCGTTGCCGTTAGGGCCACCGTTGGGTCCACCATTACCATTCATCTTCATAGTACCATCACCTTTCTTAGATGCTGTCTGAATTCCGAAGCTCGCTAAAACTCCAGTAAAAACCGAAGCTATGAAAGTTGGATCTATTTTCTGCTGAGGAATACCTGGGATAGCAACATAATTAAGGGTCAATATCCCGCCGGACCACACAAGAACGCCAAGTCTGACCATACTGGACAGCAGTGCGGCTTGCTCTTCCTCATCAGGAAGAATCTTATCTTTGATCTTACCAAGGACTCCCTTTTTTGTCAAGTCCTTCTCAGATTTCTTTTCTTCTTCTGCCACTTAAACCTCCGTTGGCTGTTTCTTTTTACCAATGTTGTACTTGGATTCAAGAGTCCATTCACCTTTATCTTTAAATGCCAGGACCTTAATCTGGTTTAGTGGAGCGAGGTCTTCTGCCTCTGTTGCTACTGATATCTCTACCAACCCCCAGTCTGATAGGAGTTTCGCAATGCGATTGCGACGTTGGACATCGTTGCTTGTTATGTTAGTAGGTTTACCATCCAGTGCAAAGAGTTCTTTGAAGTGGACGATGTAATACTTACCTCGTTTATGTAGGATGTGACAAGACTGATAGAGTTTACGCTCTTTTCTAGACGCTACACCTATACGAGTCAGTGTCTCCCTCACTTTGAGAAAGTCATCTGGTTCCTTTAGGGTAACCTCCAGCATCATGTCTTGAGACCAACTGATCTCATCACTCATTGTCTTCCTCCAGTATTTAATTTTGATCTAATAACTTCAAGTTGCTCTTTAGTCAGTATTCTCATAGCCTGCTGAGCTTTCTCAGTATTGTAACCATAGTATTTTTTCACAAGGTCAAGGTCACTGTTTTTGGACTTCTTATCCCAAGGAGAAAATCGCTTTGATTTTCTAACACTATGTATATAATATTGATACTGAAGAAGGTTAGGTAGATGTGAAGAAGCATTCATTTCATTGGCATGTATAACCGTGTCAATGAATCCAGACAGACATTTATTAACAACGTATGCTGGATACTTTTTCATCGCTCTCTCATCTACAGAGAGGTCACCTTTTTTTAAATTAATACTGTTGAGATAATCCTTTAGCGGATACTCATGCATATAACTGCTCCAGTGGCGTTCTATTAATGTCGTAGTTACATACTAGCAGTTCTTTCTTCTGCTTATTGTCTGGCCTATGCTTCATACCATAGGTAATTTTAAATTCTTCTTGATGGAAGTCACTATATGCTTCCTTTAAACTATCAGAGTTGTTGTATGTTACAAACCAGTCATGCTTACAGTCCTCACATGCCTTGATAAACTCCTCATGGTTGAATGATTTATGCAACTCAGCATTACTACCATAGAGATAGACACCAATCTGATATGGTGGGTCTAGGTAGATGAATGTATCCTCACCTGGTGCTGCCATCACCTCAGAGTAATCAAGGTTAGTAATCCTCCACCCCTGAATGATTTGTGAAATCTCTTTAAGGAAATTAGCACCACGTGTAGTGAAGTTTTGCCTTGATGCAGTAGCACTGAAGGAACTATTCTCTGTCAGTCCTGAGTAAGAGCACTTGTTAAGCACCCAGAATAATATTGCTTGCTCATACGAGTCGGCCTTATGAATGTCACCCTTGGCAGACTTAAACAGTTCCTTTGCTCTATCCTCTGTGCTATTGTCTTCCTTAATCTTAATCAGATCATTAGATAATCTATCTCCATTCTTCTGTAGATTCACCCAGAAGTTATAGAGATAGACATACTTATCATTAATCCATACAGGGATGTCAGGATTCTTCTGTGCAAATAGTAATGCAACTGACCCACCACCTATAAATGGTTCACGATACTCTTTAAGGTCGCTAGGGAAACGAGGAATAAAGTCTTTTGCTACCCTTGACTTACCGCCAGGATAACGTAGAGGAGTTTTCAAATACTTCATAATAATTTTAAATTAACTTGGGGTAATCCATACGGACCTACGTTGACCTTACCAGTAGGTAAAGCATTAAATGATATGGTCCATCTATCAAAATCTTGCAACTGTCTACCAGAGAAATGATGTAACCAAGATGGAAAGATAATTAACTTCCCAGGATTTGACTGATACATTTCATTGATACCTAAGTTCCAACCATCATCCTTCATAAGGTTGTCCTGCCATACGTCAAGCGTATCGCTAGTCCTTGGTGTGCAAGGGTCACCAAAGATAGTAGGTGCACCATCTGTAATATAGTATACACTACTTACATAGGACATGGGGTGCCTATGTAACGGATGTCCCCACCCACTCTGGGATGGAGCATGATTAAACCATGAAAGAGATAACTCTAATTGCTCACAGTTGAGTTCAAACCTTACCTTATATTGTTCCAAGCAATCATTGAAAAACTCAACGACCCTCTTCACACATGGCACATCCTGCTTATGTAAATCAGTCCTACTGGTGATGACACCTTCAGGGAAGTTAGATTGTTGAGCAGGGAATGTCTTAGCCCATGCTTTAAATTCTTCTGCCCATGATGGTGTCCATCCAGGGTCAGTATACTCCATTATCTTTACTGGAAAGTAATGTAATTCCTTCTCTTCTATCATCTCTTATAATCCTTCAGTGGTAATGGTCCTAAGATTTCCCATCCTCTTACTTTTGGTATATTAACCATAGGTCTCTGCCATCCACCCATATTAATATCACCCTGTGGGAATACATTAGCTGCTATAGAAAACCTATCAAGGTCTTCCTCATAATGAGGGGCACTACCATGCACCATATAACTAGGGAAGAGTATCAATCCTCCAGGACCACCATGATAGTGATACTGACAGTCCAAATTAGGACCGCCATCCAAATGCAATTGACCCCACTCTCTCTTGTCTACTGGGTCTAAGAAAACAGTAGGTGCTCCATCAGTAAGATAGAATACAGAGCTCAAGTATGACATCGGATGTCTATGTGGGATGTGATGATGACCTGCACCAGCACGTGCTTGATTACACCAAGCCTTATTAATGATTAGTCTATCACAACACCACCCATTATCAAAGTGTAATGTGTCTACACACTTCTGTATCCACTCCATAGCTGGCCTAAACGCTTCTAGAGTTTGAATATCATCAGTAGTACCAGTCCCACCACCTTGCATCTCATCAGTATTATATGACCTATAATCAACTGCCTTTGCTGCCTCTAGGGTAGCATCAGTAAGTTCCTCAGACGCTTGGAATGCCCAACATCTTACTGGAAAGAGATTCTGAGTGACGTAATTTTGTCTGCTGGTCATGCTAGGTCAGCGAGTGTGTATAGACTAAACAATTCAAGATGTGCTGCACACATATTAGTATCTGCCTCACCATGCAACTGTCTATCGACAATGGTGGCAACTCTGTTAACAGTATAACCTGCTTCTCTTAATTTTTCAACTGCTTTAATAGCACTAGCACCTGTTGTAACAACATCCTCTAGCACTGTGATAGTAGCACCCTCTTTCTGTGGTGGTCCCTCTATCCATGCCTGTGTGCCATGACCTTTTGGTTCCTTACGGATGATGAGACCATCATATCCACTCATCATAGCGACTCCTGCCACTAGAGGGTCAGCACCTAGGGTTAACCCTGCTACTGCTGCCGACCCTTCCTCTACAAGTGTTGATAATTCTAAGCATGCACGACGTAAACCATCACCACTAAGGGTGACATTCTTACAGTTAATATAGTGCTTGGTCTCTTGACCTGATGACAGTTTAAAGTTACCTAGTTTGTAACATCTGTCCTTTAACATTTGTAGTAGTGTCATTGCCAGTTATAATGATAGAAATTTCCTTCAGGATGGAACATAGGATCTTCATCTACGATACGATTATGTAGCATAGACTGTCCTTTAAAGTCCGTCCTGCCATCTAATACTTCAAGTGCTTCAACTATCTTCAGTTGACCTTCAGGAGACTGAAGTTTAAGAACTAAATCAGGTTCTGCCTTGAGTGAATAGTTAGTATTGACTCCTTCATACTGACCCTGACTATACACTACAGCACAGACAGTATCTGGAAACTCTGGAGAAGCAACTCTGTTTAAGACAGAAGCAGCAACACCATATTCATCATCAGTATTTCGTCTTGCTTCTGTTTGTACTACCTCAGCAAGACAGGTATAGGAGTGGGGTGGTAGGTCTGCTAGTAATGGAATCATTTGATTTGACACCTCATCATAAGTTCAGTCATAAATGCTACCATATTAATCTCTTGATCGACTACGAAGGAAGACTTGTATTGATACTCCGCAATAATTAATACTGCCTCTGGTATAGAAGAAGAATCAAAGTGTTGATACAGGTTATCATATACCTTACGCATGATGACATGTGGTTCGTTGTCCATATTCTGAGCAACCCACTTCTTCATGTTAGTAAACTCTTTCTTCCTAAGGTAACCAACTAACTTATCAATAGAGAAATCATTTGATGCACCCAGTATACCTGTGTCTATCTTACCAGTTGCAGCATACCTTTGCAACTCATTCAATGTCCTTCTAAAGTCTGGAAAATACTTTGTTACAACTTCGGCCACTACCTTATCTTCGTACGGAATCATCTCCATCTCAAGTATAACCTTGACTCGATGGAAGAATGCTTCTGCTACTTGGACTTTATGCTTACCATTGACCGAAAAATCGACCACTGAACACCTGCTATGGAGGGGTTCTATGACCTTGTTTTTATAGTTACACGTGAATATGAACCTGCAGTTCTTCTGAAACTCCTCAATGGATGCCCTAAGTAAGAGCTGTACGTCTGGCGTGGTATTATCCGCTTCATCAATAATGATAACTTTGTGACGAGACTCAGATGTAAGAGAAACAGTACTAGCAAAGGTCTTTGCCTGATTGCGTACAGTGTCCAGGAATCTACCTTCATCAGACCCATTAATGACATAATAATCGGCTCCTAACTCTTGACATAATGCCTTTGCGATGGTTGTTTTACCTACACCAGCACTACCTGCCAGTAAAAGGTTAGGAATTTCACCCTGCTCTAAGAATCCTTGAAATAATTTCTTGGTATTCTCTGGAAGAATACAGTCCTCAACGGTATGAGGACGATACTTCTCAACCCACAGGAATAATTTATCGTCGCTCATGTATTTACTCTATGGCTCCAGTGCGATGTAATAAGTGAGGTCACTATGGGACAATGATGAGAAACTTGCTATGTTTTTAGCACTAATGGTTACATGATACGATGCATCAATCAACTTAAGGTTCTCAACCTTGAAACAGTAACAGAAGTTACGTCTTTCCTCAGACATCTCATGTAATCTCTCAAATACTACCTTCTTAAGAGGTAATGAGAAGACATTAGAGGTGTCATTCTTCTTATCCTTGACACAAATACTATAATCACCCTCATATCCATAGATACACAGGTCTTCTACCCCATAAATCTTTGCTGCTTGCATCAACTGAGTAATATCTGCCTGTGGTAGGTCAAAATGGAGTTCCTTATCAGGAAGGTCACCATTAAAGTCAGGTGGAGTCACAATAACACTAGGGTCACTGTAATAGAAGACAGTTTTACCCTTAGTCTCTTCATCAAAGACAATTACCCTCTTATTATCTGGGAAATTCAAGTATGGTTGCTTGAATAGTGACAATGCACCTAAAAATAGAGGTAAATCATAAATTGCCATCTGCTCAGGGATATGTTCCCTGATAGTAGTCATCGAAATGATGTTTTTGTTGACTGAAATGGTCTGGAGATCCTTACCCATGGGGACATCATTTCGGAGGGTTTCAATACCGGTCCCGTCCATATTGGCACGT